ACATAGAGATAGCCCGCCGCCGATTGAGGCGACCTACGCAAGCTTCGGAGCCACTATGGCGGGCTAGCTGTATCTTGGGCACAAGCAAGCTTGTACCCGCTTTTCAATACAATCTGAATGTTGTTAATTTAAATTTATTTATTAAATATATTGACCCTAAATGCTAGGTTGTTAAGCTAACGCATACTGACCCTAAATTGCTATGTTGTTAAGCAGGGACAAAATTAATATTCTCAGTATAATTTGACATGACCAAAGGATCAACCCTACCAGTTGTTAAATAGGCTGAAACATAATGTTCAGCTTCATAATTAACTTTAATAGGATTAGAACTACCAGAATTTAACCGTTCTTCTAAAGCTATAAACATAGAATCACCAACATTTTGTCGTCGAGTCCCAGTAGAACCATTATACCAAGCTAATGATCGAACAAACTCCATAAAATACTTGGTAGTCGAATTTCTTAAGTAAGTTTCCTTCAAATCACCGGGTTCAAGACTAATATTAGCAGTCTTAGAACAATTAGTCCAAAATGATGGAGCAGGTGGATTTAAAACCTGTACATCATATCCTGGAGATTGATTAGAAAATAATTTAATCGGTTTAGTAGTCCAACGACCAAATAATGTAGTAACATTAGGAGGTGGAGTAATTCCTGTCATCTCCCTAACTTCAGGATGAGATTTCTTAAAATGATAAATCTTTCCTTTCAACGGTTGAGCATCAATAACATCAGCTTGATCAGATGTTCCTGTAGCACCTCTCGTTCTATTTTGAACAACAATTTTAAGTCGAGTTTCATAATTAACAATTTCATTCCTCATATTTAAAGTTGCAACCAACTTTCCAGTATCAACACCGCCAGCACCAGTGTTTTTATCAATCTGATATAATCTAACAATACTTACAATATTATTAGAAGTTCCTTGACTGTATGTCTTCATAGATGTAAACAAATCAGACAAACCAGCAAGTGCATTCAATGTTTGACTAACAGTAAAACTTTGTTGAGTTGAAGCAAGATCTCCATCTGCACCAACAAACGAATACACAATAGTAAACCCATTTGAACTAAAACTTGGACCAGCATAATCATACACAGCTGATATTGGAACATCAGCATTTGTAATATGAATCCCTGCTTGCTTCAACAACTTTCTTAAAGTAGCTTTAGTAACATTGAAAGCTAAAGCTTCCAAATCAAAGGTTGATGCACCAACCCACACTGTTTCAGATCCTTGACAAACTCCATAAAATTCCACAGAGGCGGCAGAACCTTTCGTCAAAACAATATCATCATGAGTAACTTTAGTTCTTTTCAAAGAAGCAAAACTGCCTTTATAAAACCCTGAACCATAACCTCCATGCATAGCAGATCGTCGACCCATCTTCTTTTTAGTCGAACTAGTCTTCTGCTTCTTACTTCGATAATTATCATGTAATTCGCCTAACCTCTTATAAGCTTGACGAGAAAGATGGCCAGAAACTCCTGCAAGAACACGTAAACCGGAATTAGGAGGTGTCACCAAAGACATTTTTTTTATTAAGTAAACTATCTACGTCTTACAATTCTTGCTCTTCTTCTCGGGACACGCACTTGGACCCTACTACGATATGGTACCCGTGGGCGACGAACAACCCTACGAGATGTGACACTGCGGCGACGATTATAAGTAGAAACTCTTCTTGCATACATATTTTTTTATTAAGTAAACTCAGTAACAGTTAATCGTCGCATTAAAGCACCTAAAGTTTCTTCATCTAACATTGGATACCAAACAGTAGGACATATGTTTGAAGTAATCCAAATCTTCTTTGCTTTTAAAGGTTTAGATGCTCCTTTAATTTCCACTCTGACCGGATATCGGTCCAACCATCGTAACAAATGGGATATGTCGATTCCTCCTCGAAATTCATCGATAACAACGTTTTCTTCATCTTGATAACCGTCCCAGAATTTCGTGCGGGGATCTTTGCAGTAAGCATCCATGCCTGCTTCATCCCATGCACGTCGGCTTTTACCAGTTCCAGTTTTTCCCCAGAAGACCAGGCATTCTCGCTCCATTCCTGTTGCTCTTGAATAATCTGAACCAATTGCTCTAATGGTCCTATAATTGACCACACGTACATTTGCGGGAATTCTTGATAAATCTCCGGACTGGGCGGCGGACCATACAGACTCCCATTCGACCTTAACATTTCTGGAAAAGGGTTTCGCTCCAAATTCAAACTGAGTTCCTTCAATGGCTGTCTCTTCTTTCTGGCAATACGCGGTGGCTGCAGAGGATCTAGACAATTCGGCGTGGCAGTTTCCAAATGTTTGTCTGACACCATTGAGAGACTGTTTTGATTTGAAGGCGACCATAATTTGCCAATGGCAGTATCCACTTTCTTTGCCTTTTTCAAGTTGGCCAATAATATATTGCACGTTTGGGGGGGTGTACGGTAAGAAGAGTTCATGAGGGATAGTTAAAAGCCAAAATATTCCTTGTCTGCGTTGTGTCATTAATTTGGTGACTTTTTTCTCTTCTTATATACTAAGTGTGGCTTGACTTTGGGGCGACATAGTGTGGCTTGAAACTCCGACCCTATGTGGCTTGGATGTAGGACCCTATGTGGCTTGAGAATAGGGGTGAGAACTGAGAACCGCTCTTAGTAAGTAATACTGAGCGGTTCGATTCTCACTTTGGCTAACTGTCCTAGGTTGTTAAGCTAACGCATACTGACCCTAAATTGCTAGGTTGTTAACAGTTAACATAGAGATAGCCCGCCGCCGATTGAGGCGACCTACGCAAGCTTCGGAGCCACTATGGCGGGCTAGCTGTATCTTGGGCACAAGCAAGCTTGTACCCGCTTTTCAATACAATCTGAA